CACGAAAGAGTATTGTGGGCGACCGGCTGAAGGATCGACTTGATCTGCTGCTCATAGCAGGTGGCGCATATGCAGTGCGCGGGCTGATCGTCGGCGTGGCCGGGCTTCAGTTCGTAGACAAGCGAACCGAGTTCCGTCCTTACAAGCGCATAGCGGTTCGCCTGGGACTGAAAGCGGTCGACGCGACGCTGTTCCTGGTCGAGGCCCAGAAGCGCGCCCTGCATCGCTATCTGCTCCGCCTGAAGCCGGATCAGACGATCCAGCAGGTCAGAGACCAGCTGCTTCGCCGCGGCGGCATCGACATCGGGCTTATCGAACAGACCCTTGAGGTCATGCGCAAGCTCCGTCGTGCCCTTGGCGAGGCCCACGAGGCTTCCGCCCGAGGCAAGGATGGCCGTGATGGTCTCTAGCATTCGTTTCGTCTCCGATCGGTTTGGTCGGTTGGGGATGATGCTGCCGGGCGGGCGGAAGCCGTCCGGCAGCGCCATCGACCCTATCACCTCGCGCGCCACTCGCGCGACCGGACATATGTTCGCCCCGGCCAGAGGTGCCGCCTGATGCCCGACCTTTCCGCCCTGACGCTGGACCAGCTGCGCGCCTGGGACGCCGCGCTCCGGGCCGCCATCGGCGCGGTCGAGGCCGGCGGGGGGGGCGAGCCTCATCGTGGACGCGGACGGCGTGTCGGTCGTCCTCTTCTTCCCCTTCGAGCCAGAGGAGTGATGCCGTGACCGCCTTCCGCCTGATCCTCGGCCTTCCCGGTCTGATCGTCGCCGCGATCGTTCTTGCCTGGTGGCGGCTGACGCTGCGCCACGCGCGGGGCGATGAGACGCTGGCCGAGGCGGCGCTGGGCGCCGGGCTCCTGTTCCTGATCACCTACCTCGCCCTTCTCTACACGGGAGACGCCTGATGGCAGCCGCACCCTTTCCGCTCGCCGACCGGCTCCGCCGCATCCACGACGAGGTCGAGCGCGCCGCGCTGGCGCATGCGGTCATGACGCTGGAGGACACCACCAGCCTGGCGCGTGACCACGCCACCGACCGTTTCGTCCGCGCGATGGACCAGATTTTCGCTGACCTTGATGACCTGCGCCGCTCGGGCGAGCTGGCCGGGATCGAGACGATGATCCGGAGGCTGGCGTGAGGAAGCCCCGCATCCGCATGAAATCCTGGACGACGCATCCCGCGATCACCGGCGCCGCCGTGGCGGCGGAGACGGTCCGCCCGGCCGGGCCGCACCGCGCGCCCGGCTACAGGGTCGACGGCAACGGCCACTTCTTCTGGGTCGCCGACCCGGAGGGGCGGATCGCGTCGAAGGCCTACCGGACCTTCCGCGAGGCGGCGGACCGGGCCGAGAAGCTGGCCGATGAGGCACGGCTGGCGGCACGGTTCGGCCGCGCACGGCGGCGGCCGTGCCTCTGCTGCGGGCGCGAGTTCGAGAGCGAGGGCATCCACAACCGGCTCTGCGGCTACTGCACCCGCGTCGACCACGCGCCGGCGAACTGGTGACGCGATGAATGCCGCACCCCTCAGTTCGCCTAGATTGCAGAGGCTGATCGCCGTCCTCGGCGACGGCCAGGAGCATTCGACCCGCGACATCGTCCGCAAGGCGCGGCTGATGGCGGTCAGCACCTGCGTCTCGGAGCTGAGGACGCACGGTGCCGAGATCGACTGCACGATCCGCACCGTGATGGGCGCGCGGCGCTTTTTCTACCGGATGACGAAGGGGCCCGAGACGAAATGAAACCCCCGACGCTGCTCAAGATCGACCGGGTCCCGGTCGCCGCCATCGCGGTCGAGAACCGGCTGCGCCCGGTCACCGAGGCCGGGGTCGAGAGCCTGATGGCCTCGATCCGCGAGACCGGGGTGATGAAGGACGCGATCCATGTGCGCAAGAAGAAGGGCGGCGCGCTGGTGCTGCTGGCCGGCGGGCACCGGCTGGAGGCGGCCCGGCGGCTGGGCTGGGAGCTGATCGAGGCCAAGGTCTGGACCGACGTGACCGACGACTGGGCCCGCCTGATCGAGGTCGACGACAACCTTGCCGGCGCCGAGATGAACGCGCTCGACACGTCGATCTTCCTGGCCGAGCGCAAGCGGGTCTACGAGAAGCTGCACCCTGAGACGGTTCACGGCGGCGATCGTCGGAGCCCGAATTTTCAAGTGGACATTATGTCCGTTCGATCCTTCGCCGGGGCGACGGCCGAGAAATTCGGGATCACCGAGCGCCATGTGCGCCGCATGGTCTCGGTCGGCGGCCGGCTGTCGGCCGACGAGGTGCGCTGGCTGCGCGGGGCGCCGGCGCCGGTGCGGCTGGCCGATCTTCAGGCGCTGGCGAAGCTCGGCGACGAGCACGAGCGCAAGCAGGTCTGCATCGCGCTGTCGAACGGCGCGGCGAAGACGGCCGCCGCCGCGGTCAGCGCACGGCGCCGGGAACTGGCCGGCGCGCCGCCCCCGAAGGGCCGCGTTGAAACGGCCTTCATCGCCCTTTTGACAGCCTGGGACCGGGCGCCGAAGGCCGCCCGGCGACGGTTCGTCGAGGAGCGCGGCGCCGAGCTTTCGGGGCTGATCACTGAGGAGGCCGGGGAATGACGCGCCTCGCTCCCGACCAGGAATGGTGGACCGTGGCCGAGATCGCCGAGGCGGCGCTGGCCGACCTGCCGGCGACGCGGCAGGGGGTCGAGGCGGTGGTCCGGCGGCTCGGCTGGCGCGGCCAGCCGGGGCTCGCCCGGCGCCGGCAGGGCCGCGGCGGCGGCTGGGAATACCACTGGCAGCTTTTCCCGCAGCGCGCCCAGCGGGCGCTTCTTGCCCGCAGCGCGCCGGCGGACCGGCCGGCGGCGCCGAGGATGGACCGGGCAGAGGCCTGGGAATGGTTCGAGGGCCTGCCCGAGGCGGTGCAGGCGGTGGCGCGCCGCCGGCTCGACATCCTCCTGAAGGTCGAGGCGCTGGAGGCCGCCGCCACACGGTTCGTCGCAGTCCGAGACGTGTCGCGGGTCGAGTGCATCGGCAGCCGGTCGGTCTGGGCCTGGGCGGCGCTGGTCGACGGCGTCCGCCGCGACGACTGGCTGCCCTATCTCGCACCACGCCACCGCGCCGCGGTGCGCCGGCCGGCGCGAAAGGCGATGGACTGCGAGTTCTTCGATGCCCTGAAGGCCGACTTCCTGCGCCCGGCAGCGCCGAGCTTCGCGAGCTGCTACCGCCGGGCGGTGCGGATCGCGGCGAAGGCCGGCTGGCAGGTGGTCGACGAGCAGACGGCGCGGCGGCGGCTGAAAGCGGAGGTGTCGGGGCCGACGCAGGTGCTGGCGCGCAAGGGCGTGGACGCGCTGAAGCGCCTCTACCCGAGCCAGACCCGCGACAAGGCCGGGCTCCATGCGATGGAGGCGGTCAACGCCGACGTCCACAAGTTCGACGTCTTCGTGCGCTGGCCGGCCGCGCCGGGAGAGGCGCAGGGCATCGTCACCCGGCCGCAGATGGTCGCGTTCCAGGACATCCATTCGGGCCGCATCCTCGCCTGGCGGATCGACCAGACCCCGAACGCCACCGCCGTGCGGCTCGCCGCCGGCGACATGATCGAGGCCTGGGGCATCCCGGAGCACGTGGTGCTGGACAACGGGCGCGAGTTCGCGGCCAAGGCGCTGACCGGCGGCACGCCGACCCGCTACCGCTTCCGGGTGCGCGAGGACGACCTGCCGGGGCTTTTCGTCTCGCTCGGCTGCACGGTGCACTGGGCCACGCCCTATTCCGGCCAGTCGAAGCCCATCGAGAGGGCCTTCCGCGACATGTGCGACGCGATCGCCAAGGACCCGCGGTTCGACGGCGCCTGGACCGGCAACCGGCCCGAGGCCAAGCCGGAAGACTATGGTCGCCGCGCCGTCGATCTGGAGGCGTTCATCGCCGTCGTCGGCGAGGGGATCGAGGAGCACAACACCCGCCCCGGGCGCTGGTCGGAGGTCGCCGCCGGCCGGAGCTTCGCCGAGGTCTTCGACGCCTCCTATGCCGTGGCGCCGATCCGCAAGGCCACCGAGGCGCAGCGCCGGCTCTGGCTGATGGGCGCCGAGGGGCTGCGCGCCGCCACCGGCTCGGGTCTCGTGAAGTTCCTCGGCAATGAATACTGGGCGCCCTGGATGACCTCGGTCGCCGGCGAGCGGGTGATCGTGCGGTTCGATCCGGCCGACCTCTGGTCCGGGCTCCACATCTACCGGGCCGACAACGGCTATGTCGGCCACGCGCCCTGCCGCGAGAAGGCGGGGTTCTTCGACCTTGCCGAGGCA